GGAGGAAGTAGACACGACCTTATTACTGGTGCAGCTGGTGGTTCTGGAATTGTTATTATTCGTTACGCAGTATAATATTTAAAGTGATATAATTTAATATAAACAATTAGGGGATATGTGAACCAAGTTGGCAGATAAAAACTTTAAGGTTAAAAATAAGCTTGTCATAGCAGGCTTAACTAATTCTTCTGGCGTTTTACTTGCCGAAGGTCACACTGTTGATTCCCACACAAATTTAGCAACACAATATGGCGGAACTGGAACAACAACATCTCCAAATGCAGGACAAATTCTTTATTCCTCATCTGGATCAACCTATACTCCAACTACTTTAACATCTCTAGATGTAAAAGGTGCTACATATTCTGCAGATGCTCCCGCAAATCCAGTAGTGGGACAGGTCTGGATAGAATCAGACTCATCTTCAGACTCATTTGATCCAAATATCATCCGCCGTAAATCATTTACTGCAACTGCAGGTCAAACTACATTTACCGCCGACCTTGAATTTATTCAAGGATATGAGCAGGTATTCTTTAATGGAATGCTTCTTGTTCGTAATAATGATTATACAACTCCAACAAACACTTCTGTTGTTTTAACAACTGCGGCGGCAGTAAATGATATAGTAGAAATAGTATCAATAACTAATTTAAATTCTATTAATGCCGCCACAACTACTACAAATACTTTTACTGGAAGTCAAACAATTGCAGGAAATGTAGTTGTTGGTGGAGCTATTCCAAATTTATCTTCTTCAACTAAAGCTATTACAGTAGATACAACAAGTTCGTCTGGATATGCAGCTTTAGAAATGGCGTCTGGCGGAGTATTAAGAGGATATTTAAATGCAACAAATGGAGCAATGTATATAGCTTCAGTTGGTTCTAACCCGCTTGTAACTTACACAAATGGTTCAGAAAGAATGCGTATTGATTCAGGTGGAAATGTTGGTATTGGAAATTCTTCGCCAGGAACATTAGGAAAATTTGCTGTAGATCAATCTGGACAATCAACTGCTGGTATTTTTAGAAATACAAATCCTTCTTGGGCATCAGATGTTTTAAATGTTTACTCTCCAAATGGAACTGATACTTCAAATATAAGTTTATCTGCAAGAAGTGATGGCTCGTCATGGATTACATCTGGTTATGGGCCAATGATTTTAAGAACTGGAACAAGTAATTCATCTTCTGAAAAAATGCGTATTCAGGCAAACGGAGATGTATTATTATCAAACACGGATTCAAATGCTTTAAGATATTTAGATATATATAATACAAATAGCGGAGTAAACGCTGGAACTATTATTAGATTTATTACAAATAATAATGCCAATACAGCAGTTACTACAGCAGATATTGTTAAATATAGAAATGGTGATTGGAATTTTAATAACGGAGATTCTGCTGGAAAAATACAATTTTATCAAACTGATTCAACAAAAATGTTTATTAATAATGTTGGAAATATTGGAATGTCTAGCTCATTTTTTACCGCCGATGCAAAACTACATATTGCTTCAGTCAGTTCATTAGGTAGAGGATTTCAAATATCGTTAACTGATGGCTCATATACAGGAGACGGAGAACTCCTTGTAGCATCTAGAGCATCAACATCGGCATTTAATTATTTACGTGCAAGATCAGAAGGTTCTGGAGATAATGAGTTTATTCTTCGTGGAGATGGAATTGGATATAGCGATGGAGGATGGACTACTCCAGCCGCCGACTACGCAGAATATTTTGAGTGGGAAGACGGAAACCCAAACAATGAAGATCGTAGAGGATATTCAGTATCTTTAATAGATAAAAAAATTAAAATAGCAGAAGAAGGCGAAATGGTTATAGGTATAGTCTCTGCAAAACCATCGTTTGTCGGAGATGCACACAATGATCATTGGCAGGCAAAATATTTATTAGATGAATTCGGAGCAGAAATTCAAGAAGAATATAATGTAATTAGCTGGACAGATATTCATGGCGTTAAATATGGATATGAAGAAAATAATGTTCCAGAAGATGTTATAGTCCCAGGAGATGCAGTAATTGTGGTTCAAACTAGAAGTAAGTTAAACCCAGATTTTGATCCTTCGCAAGAATATATTGCTCGTGAAAATAGAAAAGAGTGGACAACTGTGGGAATGGTTGGTAAACTTAGAATGCGTAAGGGTCAATTAACGGATTCTCGTTGGATTAAAATGAGAGATATTTCGGCGGAAATGGAGGAGTGGTTGGTTCGATGAGTAGAGTTAGAGATCTAGCAAATATATTAACAGCATCATCTAGTATGGCTACTGATGCTGAAGTGACTTCTGCTATATCCGACCAATTTATGGCTGGTAAAAATAAACTTATTAATGGTGACTTTGCAATAAATCAAAGGTCATTTTCTTCGGTTACTAATCCAAACACAGCTCCATATACTTTTGATAGATGGATAGCATATGCAGGAACAGTGGGTTCATCAAATGCAGTTTTTAGTAACCAATCATTCACTATTGGTGCTGCACCTGTTAGTGGATATGAAAGTACAAATTTTTTAAGAATTGTAACAACAAGTCAAGATGCAACTAACTCAATTGTTTTTCCTCAACAAAGAATTGAAGATGTAAGAACTTTTTCTGGTCAAACTGTAACTATTTCATTTTGGGCAAAAGCCGCAACAGGATCACCAAAAGTATTTATTGAAATGTCTCAGGCTTTTGGTTCAGGAGGCTCTCCATCATCTGGAGTTGATACAAATTGTGGTCAGGTCACTTTATCAACATCCTGGGCAAGGTATTCAGTAACTGCATCAATTCCATCTGTTATTGGAAAAACAATTGGAACCACCGCTGGAACTTCGTATATATCTTTTCAGCCTTGGGTTTCTGCAGGTACTGCATTTAATTCAAGAACTAGCTCGCTTGGAGCACAAAACAATACATTTGATTTTTGGGGATTTCAAATTGAAGCAGGATCTACAGCAACTAATTTTTCTTTAGCAACTGGCTCACTTGCAACAGAATTACTTACATGCCAAAGATATTACTGGAGATCAACAACAGATGTTACTATCAATTCAATACCATCTTTAGGTTTTGCGTCAGGAAGTGCAAGCACAACAGCAAATGTTTGGGTTAGATTTCCAGTTTCAATGAGAGGAAACGGACCTACAACAATTGATACTTCAAATGCTAGACTTTATGGCGGAACTACACAATATAATCCAAATACAGTTACACTAGTTAATGCAACAAGAGATCAAGCTCAGTTACTAGCAACTGTTACTGCTGGCGGATTAACTTTAAATCAAGCTTATGCTTTTGGACATGATAATGGAGCTGGATCATATGTTGCATTTAATGCGGAGTTATAGGAGATATAATGGCTAAGAAAATAAGAGTATGGGATGGAAGTGCATGGCAAGATGTTGCTCCTGCATTACCTTATTCCGCCGTCCATTCTGCACAACCTTCAATGCCATTGACTGCGGTTGACGGACAAATTTGGTTAGATACAGATGCATCAGTTCCATCAACAACAGTAACTCGTTGGTATAAGCTACCAGCGGCAGGAACTACAACATTATCTGGTAATGATGATAACTCTATTCCATTAGCATATACTCCAGGATATGAACAAGTATTTTTAAATGGAACATTGCTTTCTAGATCTGCCGCCGATTATACTGCAACAACAGGAACATCAATTGTATTATCTTCAGCAACTGTGGCGGGTGATATCGTAGAAGTAATTTGTCCCCTTCAAATAACAACTACAGATACATATACACAGTCAGCAGCAAATAATAAATTTGTGCAGAATACAGGATATTTTGCTGCAGGAAAAAACAAAATAATTAATGGTGATTTTGGCGTATGGCAAAGAGGAAATAGTTTTACATCATCTAGTGTTAATGAATATTCTGCAGATAGATGGAGAACTGAAGGTTATTCACTTTCAACTGTAATTTCTAGACAGTCATTTGCACCTGGACAAACAGATGTTCCAAATAACCCATTATATTTTTGTAGAGTAACAACAAACGCCGCAATTTCATCAGGACAAAGTTGGGCATTTATGCAAAGAATTGAAGCACCAGCTGATATGTTTGCAGAAGCAAGTACAACACTAACACTCTCATTTTGGGTTAAAGCAGTAAGTGGAACAATTGCTGCCGATACATTTACTTTTGGAGATTTAATTTATTCAACTGGAAATCCAACAATAACAACAAGTTGGCAAAAAATAATTTATACATATACAACATCAAGTTCTAGTTATATGGGATTTTATCCTATATATTTGATAAATTTAGCTTCAGGAAAACCTGCAATATCAATAGATATTGCAAATGTTCAATTAGAAATTGGAAGCCAAGCAACTCAATTTCAAACTGCAACAGGCACAATTCAGGGAGAACTTGCGGCATGCCAAAGATATTATTTTAGAAGTTATGCTAATTCAGCATATCAAAGATTTAGTCAAGGAATGGCTCAATCAACCACAGGAGTATATACAATAATGAATTTGCCAGTTGAAATGAGAACAATTCCAACTGCTATTGATTATCCTACTGTTTCAAGCAATTTTTGTGTATGGGACGGTGTAACAATTACAAACTGTACCGCTTTAGGAATAGATGCAAATAGCAAAAATGTAATTGGAATAACTGGAACAGTATCTAGCGGATTAACACAATATAGGTATTATCAACTTATGGCACAAGGTTCATCTACATCGGCTTATATTGGAGTAAGTGCGGAGTTATAATGAATAATATACAAATAATAGAAGTTACAAATATAGCGGGAGATATAGAAGAGCACGTAATTATAGATCGTGGCAATAATGAATATACTTCTATGCTAAAATCAGTATATGAAGAAAAATGGGGGCCAATAGTAAATGAGTAGAGCATTAGATACAGCAAAATCTCAACAGAGTAATTCTGGTCCTACCCCTCCAGTAATTTCTGGAAAAAATTTAGTTATTAATGGTGCTTTTGATATTTGGCAAAGAGCAACAAGCACAGCACACGGAGCAAATATTTTTGTTACTGATAGATGGAGAGGCGATCAAGGAGCAGGCGGAGGAGACTATACAACTTCAAGACAAGCAGTATCAACAGGAGAACCTTTTAATTATTGTGCCAGAATAACAAGAACAAGCACAACAACAACTCCTTCTTATTTTTATACAGCATTAGAAAGTTTAAATAGCAGTGTTGCAAAAGGCAATTATGTTACACTTTCATTTTATGCTAGAAAAGGAAGCGGATTCAGTGGAGTACTAGTTGCACACTTATATTCTGGAACAGGAACAGATCAAGGAACTCCACACGGATTTACAAACTTGGTAGATAATAGTGCAAATATTAATCTAACAACATCATTTCAAAGATTTACAGTAACAACATCATCTGCATTGTCAACTGCAACAAATCAATTAGGTGTAACATTTAATACAGTTAATCAAAGTGGAACTCCAACAAATGATTATGTTGAAATTACTGGCGTACAGTTAGAAATAGGACAAAGCGCTACATCATTTTCTAGATCAAATAATAGCATTCAAGGTGAATTATCTGCTTGCCAAAGGTATTATTGGAAAGGTTATGTTGCTGGTGGAGGAACATGGGGAGGCGGCGGAGGACAATACCCAATAATAACATTTACATTTCCAGTAAAAATGAGAACAGCACCAACATGGACTTTTATTTCTGGAGGATATGCATCTGATGGATTTAACGGATTATCTCTATCTTCTGTATATACTTCATATATTCAAGAAGATTCAGCCTGTTTATTATATAATTTAGTATCAGGAACAAGCGCAACTGGAAGAGGTTGTGCTGTATATAGTAATTTAAGTAGTTTTAGTGCGGAGTTATAATGTATGAAATAATTGAAGAAACAATATTTTTAGGACCATTTAAAGCAATAAAAAGATTATCTGATAATGCAATTATACCTATTAATGAATCAAATGTTGATTACCAAGAATACTTAAAGTGGGTGGAGGAACAAAATGGCTAGTTTAGGAAATACAACAAGACCTGCTTATGTATATGATGCAGAAACAGATACATGGTGTCCAATTGGTGTTGGAGTACATACACATGGAGAAATACCTGCCTCTATTGTAGATGCTAAGGGAGATTTAATTGTTGGAACCGCCGCCGATACTGTTCAAAGAAGAGCGGTGGGATCAGACGGATCCTATCTAGTTGCTGATTCAACACAAACAACAGGATTAAATTGGGCAGGTCCATCAAATATTGCTGGTAAAAATTATATTATCAATGGTGGTTTCGATATTTGGCAACGTGGAACTTCAGTGGTAGGCGGAAATAATATTTATACGGCTGATAGATGGTCAACATTTACAGATTCTCAAACGAGAACAGTAAGTCGTCAACTAACTGGAGACTCAACAAATCTTCCTAATATTCAATATTGTGCTCGTATGCAAAGACCTGCAGCAGATACTGGAACTGGTCGTGTAATTATTGGAAGCGGACTTGAGACAGCAAACTCAATTCCATTAATTAATAAACCTGTAACACTTTCTTTTTATGCCCGTGCTGGAGCTAATTTTTCTTCATCTGCAAACGGCTTGTTTGTGTATCTACAATATGGCACTGGTACAGATCAAAATGTATTTGTTGGATTTACTGGGAATACTAATCTTATAGTAGAAACAAAAACACTTACAACTACATGGCAACGTTTTTCTATAACTGGAACATTCCCAACAAATGCTACTCAAATTGGGTATCAGTTTGGATATACTCCAACAGGTACAGCTGGAGCGGCAGATTATTTTGAAATTACTGGAGCCCAACTAGAAATAGGCTCAGTAGCAACACCATTTAGCCGTGCTGGTGGAACAATAGGCGGCGAACTTGCTGCATGCCAAAGATATTATTTTAGAGCTAACGCATTTGGAACTTCACACTATGCAATTTTTGGAGCAGGTGGAGGGAATAGCACAACTCAAGCAAGAACTGTTGTTCCCTTCCCAGTAACAATGCGAATAAAACCAACAGCAATTGATTATCCAACCTTGAGTTCTAATTTTTCAATTATAGCTTATGATGACAGCATAAATGTTGCTCCAACTGCAGCAGCAATTGATTCAAACCAATCAGATACTCAATCGGGTTATATTATATGGACAGCTTCCAGTGGTGTTGTTGCAAATAGACCACTTGTTGTCAGAGGCCTTGCCTCAACTGGTGCTTATCTTGGATTTTTGGCAGAACTATAAAAAGGAGAATAAAATGATAAATTATCAAACAGTAACAATTGAAAGTATAGATGCAACCACAACAGATCACATTATTGTAGATCGTGGAAATGGAGAATTTACTTCATTTCCCGCAGTTGATGGAAATCCTGTATATGAAGCTTTTAAGTTACAACTAGAAGCAGAAGCAGCGGAATAAAAATATGTCATATCAGCTTAAGGTAATCAAGGATTACCCAATTGGTTTTTGGCCATTGGATGAGTCTTCTGGAACTACCGCTGCTGATATTTCAGGATGCGGAAATAATGCTATATATGTAGGATCACCTGCAGCTAATATATTACCTTTAGTTTCAGGCGGAGTATCAGGAACTCGTATAACAAATACTGCATATATAACTGTACCAGTTACAAAAGATTATTATGGTGCAACAGTTGGGGCGGGATTTGGAACAAAATATACTTCAGACAATGACTTCACAATAGAAGCATGGATATATCCATCAATTGAGTCAGCCAACGTAGTTAGACTATTTGCCGATACAACAAATAACATAGGATTTTTTTGGGATAATGGTCATATTGTATTTAAAGTTTCAGCAGATGAGTGGGTAATATCTCCGCTTACATATTCCAAAAAAACTGCCTATATTGCTGGTAAATATACAGGTGAATCTATTTTGCTATACATTGATGGAGTCTCTGTAGCCTCTAAATCATTAACTAATTTTAAATTTACAAACACAACATTAGGGCTACAAATTGGACCAAGCACAACAGCAGGCGATGAATTTACTGTCGATGCTCCAGCAGTATACAGATATGCCCTATCAGATAAAACAATTGCTAAACATTATATAAGCGGTAATATAACATCTCCTGCAATTCAGGAGGTATATCCAGATGAAGGAATTTTATATTCAGGATCAGATGCAAATTTGAAGCCAGCCTTTGACTACTCTTATCCAGTAAATAAGCCTTGGACAGATTGGCTAGATGATAATACATATTATGATTTAGTAGATGGTTATATTGGATTTTATGAGACAGATACCGTAACGGCCAGAACACTTGTTATTAATGATTTTATTACAATCCCGTCGGGATTAAATTTGGTTACATCAAAAGTTGAGTGGCGGAATGATTTAGGAGTAACAGTAGAATCCAGTATAGATGGAACTACATATGTCTCATGTGTAAATGGACAGCCTATTCCTCAATATACAAAAGATTCATTTCATGCAAGCGGCAAGCTATATATTAGAATAACCATGACTACCTCAGATGCTAGCAAGTATCTACCAGTTTTATCATTCTTCTGTATAGCCTTTTATTCAAATAAAGATATCTATGCCGATAATTATGGAGACCGAATATCCTCTACAACCGAATATTACCTTGGATCATTAAATTATCCTATCCTTTCCCGCAATTATACAAATGGGATTAGGGCTAAAAATGGAGCAGGATTTAATATCAATACATTGTCTTCTATCAAGTCTGTAGAGATGTTCTTTACGCCCCTTACGTTGGCCGCTAACACCCTTTTCTACGCTTCCAGCCCTTCTGCTACCAGACTGGCCTGGAACGGCTCTGGAGTGGTTTCTAAGGCCAATATAGCTAAGCTATATGTAAACAATGTAGATGTAACTAATCAAACAAACATTAGCTCATATTTAAATGCAGAAGAGCCACACCATGTCGTAATAGTATTTACTACCCCAGTAACTGGGTCATTGCAATTAAATTACGAAACATCTGGTGGCCCATCTAATCTATATAAAAATATTACGACTTATGAAAAGGAATTAACTTCTGGAATTGTAGAGACTCATTTTGAATTATATACTGGAAGAGCCGTCTCAACTTTGACAGAACCGCAAATCACCCTGACAGAATCAGACATTATTGCATATAATAATGACTGGATAGTATTACAAAGCACATAATTTTGTCACTTCCCCTGACAAAAAGCTGGACTTAGACCGTAAAGAGTGGTAAAATAAAGTTCTATGAATATTGGTAAAGCACAAACTAAGATTCTGCAAGAGGAATCTACACTTGGCATCTATGTCTGGGAAATGCCAGACGGCAGATGGATTGGAGACGATGATGGGAACTTTCTTTCAATCACGTCCAAAAAAGGAAATAGATCCAGAATCGATGCTCTGGCTAGAGAAGTTCGCTCATATGGTATTTACGAGGGCCAGCCTAAATTTCTTTCTGCCAGACGTAAAATCACAGACGAAGAATACGCAGAGCAAGAACAAAGATTAAGGTGGGGATTAGTTCCAGATCCTTTGGATATTGGAAACTATAAAGACGAAATGAAAAACTTGAGGGCAGAGGGACAGTAATGATTCAATACGAAGAAGATGATAACTCACAAGAGATAGCAATATCTAATGTAGCAGACTGGATGAAATTTAATACTCCAAGCCAAGAAACAAGCACAGATTTGTTTAAGATAAGCGGAGAAGATCTAACTAAAGTTTCAGGATTAAGTCCTGCATTTCGCCGTAAGATGAATAGAGATTTACAAAAAAGATTCCAGGGTATTGATGGAACTGAGACACAACAGAACCTATTGGCACAAGCAATTACTGGCTATGCCATGTTCGATCTTATCGAGCCTCCATACAATTTAGATTATCTTTCAACCATCTACGAAATTTCACCATATAACTATGCAGCAATTAATGCTAAGGTTTCTAACATAGTAGGACTTGGTCACGACTTTATTGAAACACGCAAAACACAAGAAGCATTTGATAACATCACAGACGAGAAGGCTTTAGAACGTGCACGTAGAAAACTAAATAGACTTCGTCAAGATTTATACGAGTGGCTAGAACAATGTAACGAAGAAGAAACTTTTACAGAAACACTTATTAAAGCTTACACTGATGTTGAGGCAACAGGAAATGGATATATCGAAATCGGCAGAACATCTGCTGGACGAATCGGATATATTGGACATATCCCAGCAAAGACAATGCGTGTGCGTCGTCTTCGTGACGGCTTTATTCAATTGCTATATGGCAAGGCTGTATTCTTCCGCAATTTTGGAGATCAAGAAACAGAGAACCCAATTGCTGGCGGACTAGACAGACCAAATGAAATTATTCACCTGAAGAAATACACACCAACAAATAACTACTATGGCATTCCAGATATCGTAGCATCCTCAAATGCTATGGCTGGAAACGAGTTTGCTGGAAAGTATAACCTAGACTACTTTGAGAACAAAGCAGTTCCAAGATATATTATCACTGTAAAGGGTGCTAAATTATCAACAGAGTCTGAGCGTAAATTGCTTGAGTTTTTCCAGGTTGGTCTAAGAGGCAAGAACCATAGATCATTATATATTCCACTTCCACCAGATTCACCAGACTCAAAGGTTGAATTTAAGATGGAGCCAATTGAAGCAGGAACTCAAGAGTCTTCATTTAACGTGTATCGTAAATCTAATAGAGATGAAATTCTATTATCTCACCGTGTACCAATTAATAAAATTGGAACTCCAGAAGGAGTTAACTTGGCGGTGGCTAGAGATGCAGATAAAACATTTAGAGAGCAAGTATGTCGTCCAGCACAAATGAATTTAGAAAAGAAATTAAATAAAATTATTGAAGAAATGACAGACGCCTTACTTCTTAAATTTAATGAGCTTACTTTGACTGATGAAGATACCCAATCAAAAATTGATGAGCGATATTTAAGGATGCAGGTAATTACCCCTAACGAGGTAAGAATTAGAATGGGCATGGTCCCAATTGATGGTGGGGATAAAGTAGTTCAATTAAAACCACAGCAACAGGCAGAAGTAAGAGCACAGGCAGGACAGACTAGAAATAGAGATTCTGAGAGGTCTGCAAATTCCCCAGATATTTCTGGAGAAGGTCGAAATGCTCAGGGCGACGGAAGACAAGTCGACTAACCCTACTCAACTGATTATTTGCCTTATATACAATAACGTTATAAAATTAAGCATATGAATATTGAGAAATCTCTTTGGTCTTCGCATGGCGACAACATCACGTTGTCCGTGCCATTTACCAAAGTTAACCGTGAAAAGCGTACAGTCTCAGGATTTGCAACACTTGATAATGTTGACCAGACTGGTGATGTAGTCACCTCTGAAGCAAGCATTAAAGCATTTGAAAATTTCCGTGGAAATCTTCGTGAGATGCATCAACCAGTTGCAGTAGGTAAAGTAGTTTCTTTTAAACCAGAAACTTATTATGATCCAGCATCAAAAGAATTTTACAACGGAGTATATGTAGATGCATATATTTCAAAAGGTGCTCAAGATACATGGGAGAAAGTTTTAGACGGAACCCTTGCAGGTTTCTCTATCGGCGGAAAGATTATTGAATCAGATAATGAAGTTAACAAGGCAACAGGTAAGACTGTAAGATTTATTAAAGACTATGCTCTAATGGAGTTGTCAATTGTAGATTCGCCAGCAAATGAACTTTGCAACATACTATCAATATCTAAGATGAACGGTCAGCTAGTATTTAAAGGAATGGCAGCAGAGATCGTAACAGAAAATATTTTTTATTGTAATGAATCTGATTCAGTATTCATTTCCACAGAGTCATCATATGATTCCCCAGTTACAGGTAAGCCTGCAACATTGATCGGATGGGTAGAGTCAAATGATGTTAACAAAGCAAAAGAAATAGATAAGATTCTTGATTTACATAAAAAGTCAAGATTGTCGACGCCTGAAACACAAATTGCAAAACAGGCAGACATAGAAGGAGGTAAAGAAGTGTCAGAGAATACAGAAAACGTAGTTGCAGAAGATGCAGTAGCACCAGAAGCAACCGTAGAAGACACAGCAGCAGTTGCTCCCGTAGAGGAAGCTCCAGCTGTTGAAGAAGCTCCTGCAGATGCAGTAGCAGACGCTTCTGCCGAATCTCTAGAAAAAGCAGCCGACGTATCAGAAGTTATGGTTGATGAACCTGATTTTGCAAAGATGCTTGGCGATCTAAAAGGCTTTTTCTCAGAAACACTAAATAAGGCTTCAGAAGCAAATGCTGCTCAAGTTTCAGCTATTAAAGAAACAGTTGAGACATTCAGCAAGAGCGTTGATGGTCGTATTTCAGAATTGGCAGAACAACATACAGCACTTTCAAAGGCTGTAGAAGATATCAAGAACACGATTGATGGCGTAGAAAAGCGTGTCGATGCAGTAGAATCAGAGACTGCAATTAAGAAGTCCTCAGACCTTGGCGGGTCTCAGGAAGTAACAATCAAAAAATCAAAGTGGAACGGTTCTTTCCTCGGTTCCGTAACAGAATTAATTAAATAAGGTAGGTGAAATATAATATGAGTAATGAAACATTAGAGAAGGCAATCGCAGCAGGAACAACTGCAACAGCGACATTTGCCTCAACTACTGGTGGTGCAGGAGTACACGTAGCTAGCGAAGCTGGCAACGGCGGTCTTCTAAACCCAGAACAATCAGCCCGCTTTTTAGATTATATGTTCGACGCAACCGTAATTGGAAAAGTCGCACGTACAGTCCGAATGAGAGCTGACACTACAGAGATTGATCGTATGTCCGTTGGTGAGAAACTTATGACTCTCGCAACAGAAGGAGATACAACTGGCTCAAACGCAGCAGTTACTTTCTCAAAGATCTCTCTTTCAACCAAGAAACTTCGCTTGAACTGGGAGCTTTCAACTGAGTCTCTAGAAGACAACATTGAGGGTCCAGATCTAGAAGATCATATTGCCCGATTGATGGCAACACAGGCAGGTAACGACATTGAAGATGTAATCCTTAACGGAGATACATCTCTAACTGGCGACAACCTATACAAGTCATTTGACGGTATTGTAAAGAAGGCAAAGGCTAGCGGACACGTTGTAGCTGGTGCAGGCGCAGGAGTATCTCGTGAGCTTTTCAACAAGGCTCTAAAGGCACTTCCACGTAAGTACAAGCAACGCCGTGGCGACCTTCGCTTCTTGGTAGGTTCAAACCTAATCCAAGATTTCCTATATGCTAATAGCATTGGAACAAATCAAACAATTCCATCAGATATCGCTTCTGGCGTTATCCGTGGTACAACTCCAGGACTTGGTGGTCCAGCAGGATACGTAGCACCATTCGCATTCGGTATTCCGATTGTTGAAGTTCCTATGCTAAAAGAAGCACAGGATGGTACATATTCAGGCGAGACTGGCGATCACGGAGATATCCACTTGACATTCCCAAATAACGTAGTTATTGGTATCAAGCGTGATGTAACCGTCTATCGTTTCTTCCAGCCACGTAAGGACTCAATCGAGTACACAATGTATACTCGTGTTGGCGTTCAAATTGAGCAGGCAAACGCATGGGTAGTTGTTAAAGACGTTAAGATTGCTTCCTAATTAATAGGATTTAGATCTGCTAAAAGCCCCCTAAATTAATTTTTGGGGGGCTTTTCATTTTAATTTAGTAATGCTATAATTGTTTAGAGTAGAAATAGGAGATATACATGTCATTTGAGACATTAAAAGTATCTGAACTAAAAAAGATTGCAGAAGATTTTGCAGTCGATACAGATGGTCTAAAAAATAAGGCCGACATTATTTCCGCCCTCGCAGAAGAAGGCGTGACTTGGTCTGTATATAACAAGACCATGGATAAGATGGAAGAAGAAGATATGTCAGTAGAAATCCTGCCAAAGTTTGATCCAAAGGCGGAACAACCAGAAAACACAGTATTAGTAAGAATGACTAGAGATAACTTTAGGTATGATATTATGGGATTTACGTTCACAAAAGAGCATCCATTTATTGCAATGAGTAATGAACAAGCGCAAGAAATTTTTGATAAGGAGGAGGGCTTTAGATTAGCAACTCCAAGGGAAGTCCAGGAGTACTACAACTAATCTACGCCTTTTAAATGGCAGAGATATTAATAAATAGTCAATCACCAATAACACATAGAGTTTTTTGGAATGGCGAAGTAGCAAATGCAGATTCGCCTCCAACTGTTGGTTTATATGATGTTACAGAAGATCCTGCTGTAAATCCAGCAATTAGTCCGACTCAATTACTTACAACATTAAACTCTCAGTTAGATGAAAATAATCCTGGAAACTATATAGTTAATATTCCATATCAATATACAGATAGAAATAAAACTTTAAGATTAAAGTGGAACTACTTTGTTAATGGAACTAATGTAAAGAAATCAGATGATGTTTATGTTATAACGCCGTATGTAGATTTTAATCATGCCACAGACCTTGGCTTTAGTACAGATTCATCTGATCCAGAATATAAATCATACAAGGATCTTATTTTAGCGGAGAGATATGCTCGTAAACAAATAGAACAATATACGGGTCAAAATTTTTATTTATATGATGATGTTGTAGTTGTATATGGATATGATTCAGATATCCTTCCATTGCCTGCTAAAATTGGAGAGCTTCATGAGTTATATGCCGACGATATTTTGTTATTAGATAATATTAATGAAATTGATAATTGGAATTATCCAGTAGAAATAACTCCAACTGGATATGGAATTAAAATTAATCGTGCAAATATGTTAGATAACACTGTTTATATTGCTAATGGCATGGTTCCTCCATCTATTAACAGTTATGGAGGAGGAGTTTTTAGATCTGGAGTTCCATACAAAGTTCAAGGTAAATTTGGTTGGGAAAAGGTTCCAGATGAAGTAGAGCTGGCTGGCATAGAATTAATGAAAGATTTTTTTGCTAAAGACACTGTATGGAAAAACAAGTATATAAAAACTATATCTACATTTGACTGGGATTTTGAATTTACAAGTGATGTTCATATGGGCACTGGAAATGCTTATGCTGATAGATTATTGGCAGATTATGTCTTAGTCACAAAGGCAGAGATTATATAATGAACGATTTAATAGACTCAGTCTTATCTATGAGTCTAGATGTTTATAAACAATTTGAGACACAAGATCCAGACACTGGAGCAATTGTTCGTGAGTGGACATATTATAAAACAATTAATTGCCACGCTAAAGGAGTTATAAGCAACTCTGCAACAACTAGATCTAGCGATAAACAATTGTTTTCAAATAAATATACCAATGATCAAATTATTCAAGTAAGAACTTCAGAAAGATTAACTGCAAGAGAAAAAGTAACAAACATAAGAGATAATAATGGTAATGTAATTTGGCACGAAATTAACTATCCAAATGAAACACCAACCGTATTTGAAGTTATGGGAACAACTCCAGTCACTGACCCATTTGGCAGTGTAATTGCATACAACTCATCTATGAAGAGATCGGAGAACCAGCAAATTGGACAATAGCGGATTACTGGTTCAAGCAGCAAGCGGACTAGAAAGAATGATGTACGCAAATCAAAACGGACCTTTAAAAGATAGCACAGTTGCTCAGATATCAGCCTTTGTATACTATGAGGCAGCAGTCATATCTAAACTAACAACTAATGCTCAATTTAAAACACTATTCACAAAAACAATGTTTGACCAAATAAATACAGATTTTGGTAACTATATAGATGCATTAGCTAGATCAAAACCTAAATCTTTACATCATGTATATGAATGGAAAAGAACTGGTAATAAAACGGCAAGGTTATTTAAGTTAAATAAAATATCAGAAGAAGGCCTATCGTTTAAAATTGATTATGAGTTCTTGCCATCTAGGTCTATGGTCCCTGCACCAAGTAACAGACGTAGACATATGTTTGCAAATAAAGCTTCAATAATGGAAGAAGGAAAGCCATTGGTTATTAGGCCTAAAAATGCAGAACGATTGGTTTTTGAAATTGATGGAGAAACAATATTTATGCCTAAAGGACAATCTGTAACAGTTAAAAGACCTGGTGGTTCTGCTTCTACTAATCAATTCACACTTGCTCACTCAAGATTTTTTAGTGGAAATTTAATTAACGCCTCAATTAAAAATTCTGGGTTTCAAAGAATATTCAATTCAAGCATAACAAAGGCGCTTAGGGTTCCTAATAATATTAAAAAAGTACAGTATTCATTTTCTGCAAATGCAATTAGATCTCAAGCAGATGCAGCACTGGTGGCTTCATTTGGAGGTGCAATGTGACAGCTGATTATAAATTAGATGCAATGTTAGAAATTCGTAAATATTTATGGAGAGAATTATATACCCGTAATATATTTGACGAAGAAGATTATTGGTCAGATAATTTAAATGAAAATATCATTCCAATTATTCCAGTTCAGCAAGCAGCTGAAATGAACCAGTTTTTAAGTGGCAAAAAACATATTGTTTATGACAAGATAGGCTTATCTTATGAGGATAATTGGCTTATCTGTTGTGAGCAAATTATGTTTACTATATACTCCACATCTGTAGCCGAAATAAATGAGATTCGAAATTATATGACAGATGAGTTTAGAAGGATGGACGAGTCTGCTAGGGATATAAACAAATGGCAAGGGCTGTCAGATAAATTTAAATTTCACAGCATATGGATAGCCGACATTTCTCCAACAGCTCCTTCGGAGGAAATACAGGGATTTTTTTCAGCAGAGGTCATATTAGAGGTCAAGTATTCCAGAATTACAGACAACGTGGGCAGGTTTCGCTGAGGTTTGCCTTTTTACCTATTATGGAATAAACTTGTCCTAAGAGGAAAGAAGCCTAGCCAGCTTTAATTTAAGATTTTAAAATATATATATATATATTAAAA